GCGGGTGGCGCGCCGGTGGTGGCCGGTGCCGGGCAGACCGGCATTTCGCTCAACACCTCGGGCTGGCCAGTTTCCACGCTGGTGCTGAAGGCGGGCGATTTTTTCGAGGTCAACGGCGAGCTCAAGCTCGTTACCGCCGACGTGACCAGCAGCGGCACTGGCACCGCGGCCGTGGCGTTCGAGCCGCCACTGCGCGCCAGTCCTGCCGATGCAGCGGCCATCGTCACCAGCGATCCAGGCGCAACCTTCCGCCTGGCCGAGGACAAGCAGTCGCTGCGCTTCGAATCGTTCTACAAGCGCGCGTTCACGCTGGAAGGCGTGGAGGTGTTCGCGTGAGCAAGACCGTCACCACCGCGATCCGCGATGCCATCAACGCCGGCCACGCCACCTTCATGGTGCTGGTCGAGCTGGATTTCCAGTCCGGCTTCGTGCGCGTCTGCAACGCCAACATCACCGTCGGGTGGGACAGCAAGACCTGGCTCGGCCTCGGCGACCTCGGCCAGATTTCCGCGCTGGCGGAGACCACCGACCTTGAGGCCAAGGGCATCACCATGCAGCTCTCCGGCATCCCTACCGCGATGGTGTCGACCGCGCTGGGCGAGCACTACCAGGGGCGCTCGGTCAAGGTATGGGTGGCGCCGGTCGACCCGGACGACCAGCAGCCCATCGTCGACCCGGTGCTGGTGTTCTCCGGCCGCGGCGACACCATGAGCATCGAGCTGGGCGCCACCGCCACCATCACCTACACCGCCGAATCCCGCCTCGCGGACTGGGACCGGCCCCGCATCCGCCGCTTCAACTCCGCCGACCAGAAGCTGGATTACCCCGGCGACGACGGCATGAGCTTCGTCGAGCAGATGGTCGAAAAGGAACTGGTATGGGGCTGACCCGCGTGCAGGACTGGCCCGAGCGGCTGCACGAGTACGTCGAGCTGGTGGCCGGCGAGCGCTTCGCGTGGGGGCGCTTCGACTGCTGCCTGTTCGCCGCCGACGCAGTGCGCGTGATGACCGGCTTCGACGGCGCCGCGCCGCTGCGCGGCCGTTATTCCAGCGAGGGCGAAGCGCTCGCGCTGCTGCAGGCGGAAGGCGGGCTCGAAGCCTACGTGAGCCACGTGCTCGGCGTCCCGCGCGCACCTCTGTACGCGCAGCGCGGCGACGTGGTGCTGCGTCGCGCTGAGGGTGAGATGGACGCGCTCGGCGTATGCCTCGGGGTGATGGCCGCATTCGCCGCGCCGCGCGGCATTACCCTGGTGCCGCTCGATCAGTGCGCCATGTGTTGGAGCGTGTGACATGCCGCCAGTCGTCGCGGCCGTCGTCGCCGCATTCAACTTCATCGCCGCCGGCGTCGCTGTCTTCTTTGGGTCGGTTGGCGGAATCGGCGCATTCCTCGGCAAGCTCGCCCTCAACTTTGCGATCTCGGCTCTGGTCGGCAAGCTCAACCGGCCCAAGAGCGGCAGCGGCTACGCCGCGCAGACGCGCGAGCAGCAGGTGGTGGTGCGCAGCGCGATCGCCGCGCGCAACCTCATCTACGGCCGCGCCGTCACCTCAGGCCCGCTGCTGTTCGCCCACACCTCTGGCGCCAGCAAGGAATACCTGCACCTGGTGGTGGCGCTCGCTGGACACGAGATCGACGGCGTCGAGAAAATCTACTTCAACGATGTCGAGGTCGGCGTGCTCGACGGCGCCGGCAACGTCACCACCGGCCGGTTTGCCGGCTATGCCCGCATCAAAATCTATCTCGGCACCAGCACGCAGACGGCCGACGCCGATCTGGTATCCGAGTCCGGCGGCATCTGGACGGCGAACCACCGCTGCCAGGGCGTGGCCTACCTGTATGTGCGCCTCAAGCATAGCTACGATGTCTATGCTGGTGGCCTGCCCAACATCAAGGCGCAGGTGCGCGGTAAGAAGGTATACGACCCGCGCGACGCCGCCACCCGCTGGACCGACAACGCCGCGCTGATCGCGCGTGACTACCTGCTGAACCCGCTGGGCCTGCTTGCCGATGCCGCCGAGATCGACGAGACCTACGCCGCCGCCGCCGCGAACGTATGCGACGAGCGCGTGGCAGTCACCGCCACCGGCGCAGCCTGCACCTTCGATGCCGCGGCCAACACGCTCACGATTGCCGCCACCGAACTCAGGTTCGACAACGGAGACGGCGTGCGCCTCACCACCAGCGGCGCGCTGCCGGCGCCGCTCGCCGTGGCCACCACCTATTACCTGATCCGCACCTCTGCCACCACCTGCCAGCTGGCCACCACCGCGGCCAACGCGCGTGACCGCATCGCCATCGATCTCACCACTGCAGGTAGCGGCACGCACCAGCTGGTGCACCACGACCAGAGCCGCTACACCGCCAACGGCATCCTCGTTTCCGACCGCACACCGCGCGACAACGTCCAGGCCATCCTCACCGCCATGGCCGGCGCCGTCACCTGGGTGCAGGGCAAATACCGCGTCCATGCCGGCGCCTACACCGCGCCCGCGTTCAGCCTCGACGAGGATGACCTGCGCGGCGCGATGGCGGTGCAGGCGAAGACCCCGCGCAAGGACCTGTTCAACGCCGTGCGCGGGGTCTACGTCGAACCGTGGAAGTTCTGGCAGCCGACCGACTTCCCGCCCATCGTCAGCGCCACCTACCAGACGCAGGACGGCGCGCAGATCTTCCGCGACATCGACCTGCCGATGGTGGCGAACCAGATCCGCGCGCAGCGCATCGCGAAGATCCACCTGGAGAAATCGCGTCAGGGCATCACCGTGCAGCTTCCGTGCAAGTTCCGCGCGCTGGAGCTGGCTGCGTGGGCCACAGTGAGCCTCTCCATCGCCCAGCTCGGCTGGGCGTCCAAGGTGTTCCGCGTGATGACCTGGCAGATGACGCCAGACGGCGGCGTCGATCTCGCGCTGCAGGAAGAGTCCGCCGCCAGCTACGGCTGGAGCGATACCGACGCCACCGTGGTCGACGCCGCGCCGGACACCACGCTGCCGAGCCTGATCACCGTCGCCGCGCCGACCTCGCTGGTGCTCGACAGCGGCAGCGACCAGGCCTTTGTCAACGCCGACGGCACCGTCACGGTGCAGATCGCCGCCGCGTGGACGGCCTCGGCCGACGCCTTCGTCACCGGCTACCAGTTCGAGTGGAAGCTTTCCACCGACGCCACCTATACCAGCACCGTGCTATCGCCCGTGCTCACCCGCGCGCTGATCTCGCCGGCCAAGGAAGCCACCTACGACGTGCGCCTGCGCGCCGTCAACGCCTACGGCGCCGTCAGCCCCTACGTCAGCGGCAGCATCGCCGCCACCGGCAAGGACACGCCGCCCGGCGATCCATCGGCGCTGGCCAGCGAAACCGTCACCGGCGGCGTCAAACTCACCTGGACCAACCCGATCGACAACGACCTCGACCACATCGAGGTCTGGGAGGCGAGCAGCAACGACCGCGCGCTGGCCGCCAAGGTCGCTGACGTGGCTGCCAACTTCTTCACCCGCAGCGGCCTCGCTCCCGGCGCGATCCGGTACTACTGGGTACGCGCGGTGGACACCACCGGAAACCTGTCCGGATACAACCCGGCCGGCGCAACGGCTGGCGTTTCCGGCACCGCCGGCGGCGCGGTGGTGGACTATGCGGATGTTACTGGCACCAAGCCGCCGGCCAATGCCGACAACACCGTGGGCGCCGTCGAGGCCGGCGCGACGGTGACCAGCGGCGGCATCACGTTCAGCGCGGGCGGTGCGATCAAGGGCGGAGCGACCGAATTCCTGACTGGAACAGGGTGGTTTCTCGGGTATTCGGGCGGCCAGTACAAGTTCAGCATCGGCGATCCCAATGCAGCCTACATGAGCTGGGATGGCCTTAATCTGTCGGTGAAGGGCAACATCATCAACAACACCACGTACACCGCAGGTGGCACGCTCCACAGTGATCTTCCGCAGGCGTCGAACATCTATGTCGGGCAATTCGACACGGTCACGCTGAAGTCGTGGACCTGCACCGCAAACGGGACGATCACGGTCAACGTCGATCTTGCCTATGCATCTGGATTTACCGCAGTCGGACTGGACGTTTCGATCAAGAAGAACGGGGCGATTCAGGGTGGTGCCTACGTTCTCACGCAGGTCCACCCAACCTACTACACATTGAGCCGATCATTCAGCGCAGCGATTGGTGACACGATCACGGTCGTTGCTGCGACGCCTGACAGCCCGACGTACTGCAACGTCAAGAATCTCACTGTGACGATTGCGAGTGTGAACGTGATTGCAGCGAGCCAGTCGTTGTTCACGATGGCCAGCTCGACCTACACGCTGGCTAAAAAAATCCAGATGCCGAATGGCGGCGTGGTTCAGGTGACGTTCGACCTGCGCACGGTTGGCGGGACCGCATACGGACGAATTTACAAAAATGGGGTTGCGGTTGGAACGGAACGGACGACCTCCAGCGGAACGTTCGTGAGCTGGTCTGAAAACATCACGTTTTCTGCAAACGACACGATTGAGCTCTGGATAAGAAACAGCACGACGAATTCAACGTACAACCAGAGGTTTGAGCTGGCTGTGAATCAGGCATTGACCACGCCAGTTGCGCTCCAGTAGATGGGTGTGGCGATGATTCGTTGCCGTCGACCAGTTGCTCAATACCCTGGCTTTCGGCGATCCGGACGAGACCCTTTCGTCGCGCCTGGGGAAAGCGTCCAGCCGCTGCGTCCTATGCCGCGCTATATGCCGGCTCTTGAGCAGGATCGACTCGCGCCACTGCGAGAAGAACATCGAGCCGGACGAAGGGAAGAACGGGATCATTCAATAAACGGGGAGGCGAACATGCCGGAGAGATTTTCTGTTGTAGCCAGTTGGTGGGACACCATTTTTCAGGCGCTGGCGTTTTCGATAATCGGGATGCTCATCGCCATCGGCCAGATGCTGCAGGCCAAAGAGCCGATCACGCTCAAGATCGCGCTCGGCCGTTGCATTACCACCGGCGGCCTGGCGCTGGTGGCGGGCTCGGTGCTGGCGCTGTTCCCCGGCCTACCGTTCATCGCGCAGCTCGGCATCGCGGCGATGCTGGCCAGCCTCGGCAACTCCGGTCTGGAACTGCTGATTCAGCGGCTGTTCAACCGCTAGGAGCGCGCCATGAAACTGACCGAACACTTCACCATTCACGAAATGACCGTCAGCCAAACCGCCGTGCGCGATGGACTGAAGAACATTCCGAACGCCGATCAACTCGCCTCGCTGCGTTCCCTATGCGCGACCATCCTGGAGCCGCTACGCCTGCGCCTGAAGCGGCCCATTGTGGTCAGCAGCGGATTCCGTTCAGTGAGCGTGAACCGGCGCGTCGGCGGGTCGAGCCGCAGTCAGCATTGCCGTGGCGAAGCGGCCGACATCATTGTTCCCGGCGTACCTGTTGCTGATGTGATTGCCGTCATCAAGAAACTTTATCTGCCGGTAGACCAAGTAATAGACGAATTCGGCGATTGGGTTCACGTCTCACACAAGGCGAATGCCCATAACCGGGGGCAGTACCTGAAGGCTCGCCGTGTTGGCGGGAAAGTCGTTTTCACTCAACTGTAAAGGAGCATGACCATGTTGCAAGGAAAGAAAACCTATATCGTCGCCGTTGGCGCTGTCGTGGCCGCTGTTGTCGCATTCATGACTGGCGATGCCACGCTGGCCGAGGCGGTCAATTCCGCGCTGATCGGCGCCGGCCTGGCAACCCTGCGCGCTGCAAAATAATGCGCGCCGGCATCCTGATTACAGCCGTGATATGGGCGGCGATCATTGCCGCCTATGTGCTGGCTTTTGACTGATGCCGTTCCAGACGATGCTCGACGTGCGGTTTCTCGACGACCGCAGCATCTTCCCCTGGATCACGTTGTCCGAGCTGGTCTACGAGTGCCCGCTGACCGGGGAAACCTATGTGGTCCCGCGCCATTTTCGAACAGACGGGGCGAGCATTCCGGCAGCGATTGCCGCCGTGCCGTTTGTTGGCCAGGCCCTGTTCCTGCGCTACTTCGGGCGCGGGGTCTTCCAGGGGTTCAAGCAGGGCGTGCTTCATGACTACTTGCGCCGTGGGCCTAATCCCCCGGTTCCCGCCCATGTTGCCCACAAGATATTCAGGGCGGCGCTGGATGAGGCAGGGTATCCGCCTGACCTGGTGGCGAACTATCACGCGGCAGTGGTGGCGTTCAATTCGTAACTGCTAATATGGGCGGATGCCTGCCGCCTGTTACCTCAGATCAAGTAAAGACCGCGCCGATATGTCCAACGACGCCCAGCGCCGCATCGGCGGCGGGCTTGATCTAGGTTATCGGACATGTCGCGCTAAACGGGTTATGCGACGTGTCGTATAATTCTAGTTATGTGGCTTTGCGGCCACGTCGCTTTTCGCGGCGCTGCAATCGCGCCTCCAAGTCCCTCACCTCATCCCGCCACTGAGGCTGTACGTGAACCGTGACCGGGACTCGCCCGGCCTCCTTGTGCCGGGCGCGTTCATCGGCCTTGCGCTCTCGCGCTGTCTTAGCCGTAGACAAACGTGCGCCCCTCAAACTCCCGCGACTTTGCGCCTGCGCCTGGGTGCTGAAATTCGCTGCTTACGCCGGAATCCACTTTGCAATGTTCCGTGCTGGCAATCGCAATGCGGCCCTCTACCACCACGCGGCGCACCCCGTCGCTATCCAAGTCGTCCTCCTCGCAGTCGTAGTCAATAGACAAATCCGCAAGGTTGGAACACACAGCGGCTTCAATGGCATCCATATCCTCGGAGTCGGTTTCAATCGCCAGCGTCACGGTCAGGAACTTCACTTGCTTCTTCATTGCGTTTCTCCTAGCGCATTGGCGCGCATTGGAATGCTAGCTTATCGTGACACGTCACGCAACTACCGTTCATCGGAGCGCCACATAACAATTCGTTGCATGCGAGGCCGCTTCGCGGCCCGCATGAACTCAGCCGTTAGGGCTTTGCTTCCTGCCCACGCACGAGGTCGCCGTTTATCTCATAACGCTTCCGGTCAAGCTGGCGCACCGTGTCAATCACGTCGCTCGCCCAAAACACTTCGGCTTGGGTGTAGTTGGTGCCGTACTCGCGGTTAATAATCTGCGCCTTGTGGTCTGCCGCAAACCAACTCCACCCCGCAAACGCATACACTACGGCAGACAGTCCGGCGCCCACCGCAAAAATAAAACCAAACATCCCGGCTAGTGTCCCTAAGCCGCTGTAATTTTCATCTGAGTACCACAACATCACCGCCGCAATTACCGCCGCCACAACTATCGCCGTCAAAATCAAAAACATTGCTTTCTCCTTTGTTAAATCAGCCCTAACAAATCGCTCAAGCGGGACGCGCTGAAGCGCGGCGCGTTACCTTATGCGTTAGCTACTCATAAAACTAGGCAGTCTGCCTTTGATGTAGTTCTTGGCTTGCTTTTTCTTTGCGTGTTTCTCGTCATCAAGCCCTGTCGCGTTTGGGTTGGTTTTGTAGTAGGTGGATGGCTTTTTTCTTTTTGCCTCGCGCGCCTCTCTAGCTGCGTCACAAGATCGACAAACCTTCCGCCCGCTTTGCGTTGTTCTGCTTAGTAGATCCATTGGTTTGTGCTTTCCGCAACCGCCGCAATAGAATGTATCTGTCATACCGTCACCTCCGTAGCTAACACGGCGGTCAACAAGACCGCCCGCAAGCGTCTTCGTTAATCAATCGCCCGTGGGCGGGCGGCTTGTTACCTCGGCGTTTGGGCGGCAACCCGAGCAACTTCCGCCGCTTCGCCTGTATGGCGTCAATGTCATCCTGTGTTCCTGAGCGGCTCCCCCTGCTATCCGGCATAAACCGGCAGACAAAGCACTCGCCAAACAGCAAAATGCTGGCGTGCTGCTCTGAGGTTTCGTCCCACTTCTTGCGGCAACAGGGGCATTCAACCTGCCGCCCAAAATTGCAGTCGAGCGGAGGCTCGGCAGCGGCTTTGTGGTCTTTGCTATCGTTCATTCTAGCCCTCGCTCACCTCTGCGTTAGATGCTTCCAACCACGCATATAGCTCGTCAGCGTCTCGAAAAACCGAGTAAGCCTGTCCTGCGTCGTCGCAGTGCGTATATCCGTCGTCGCCGTCGTGGTGGTAGTCCGCCCCAACCTGAACGCTCGTAGGGTTGCAGTTGGCGTCACGGTGCCACCGCAGAATGCTCGGCCCGCCGTGCAGTGGCAGCTCCGTGGCGGCGTCCTGCCACATCCTGTCCCCCTCAAACTTCGCAAAGTGCGGGTGCGTCGGGTAAATGTAGGCATACACGCACCAGCGGTTCGGCCCCTCGTTTGTGTATGAGCAGAGCGGTTCCGTGTGGTGGCTTACCTCAACGCGAAAATCATTGGCGCGCCGCGTCCACAATTCCTTTTGCTTCCAGTTGTCCATCATGTCGGTCATTTGTTGTCCTTTCAAGTCAGCATCTTTCATCGTGTTTCCTCTCCGGGCCAGTGCCCAAAAAAACGCTTAAGGCGGGACGCTCCGCGAGCGTCAGCCTTCGCCAACGCCCGAGCATCTTCAAGGGCATTGTGGGGAATGGCTGAGGTCGTCGCCGTGTCCGGCAAATCGCGGCGTACCTCAAAGGTCATCGTGTCCGGGCCGATTCTGTCGCCAGGCGCATATTCCAAAAAGTTGCAAAAGTGCGCAATGTCGCCCGGCCAGTCCGAGACGATATGCACGGCATCAAACTGCCCAAGAAACTCGGCCAGTCCGGTGCGCAAATCTGCATCCCGCTCCGGTTGTTGCAGTAGTTGCGGGATCACATGCTCACGCACCCACCATCCAGGGTCATCGCAGAACCGAACCCCGTACCACTCGCGCCCATCTTCTGCCACAAGCGCCATTGAAATCAGGGCCCCATGGTATTCGTTAAATTCAGTGTCAATCCAAATTCGCACTATCGTTCTCCTAGTCAAAAACCGGCATAACACGGCGGTCAACAGCTACCGCGCTGAAGCGCGGCGCGTTACCTTAGTCGTTGGGCACCGCGCGCCTGAACAGCACGCTACTGGCGTCGTTACGAGCCCATGCCATGCACCTGTGTCCTGGCGTAGAAAAATCGGTGTCAGGCCGCTGGCATTCATGGCGCCAGTCGCAGGCGCGGCAAATGTTGCTGCCGTCCTTCGGTTTCGCTTCGGCCTTGAGAGCGGCGTAATATCCCGCTGGCGCTTCTCTAGGGTCATGCCGAGTGCTATCGAATAAATTTGCTTGCTGCATGGTTTCATCCTTCATGTGTCAAGGAATCCTTGACAGTTGCGCCCAACAATCCGGTCGAGCCAAGGCCCGCGAGCGGCGCTGGTCTTGTGTTGGTTAATCGTGGCCAGGCTCACCGCAAGCGTTCGGCGTCACATGCGCACCGTAGCGCCGAGCTTCCGGGCCACAAGTGTGCGCATCGCCGCCAGTAGCGGGGTGGCGGCCTCAATCACCCATCCACCCCGCACGTCTGCCGCCCACTTGTCGCCGCGTTCGGTGAGGCTGATTCTGTGTTCCTCCACCAGTCTGCCGCCCTGGTACCAATCGCGCGAGGGGATGTACTGGTATTGCAACCGTCCGCACTCGTTCAACACGCAGCACTCGAAAAACGGCGCTATCGCGTTGTCCACCTTGTGGATCACTGCGCCGAGTCCAACGGCCTTTGCTACAGCCAAATCAAGCAATGGCCCCTCCAGTTCCTCGGTTGCATAGTCGTGCGGGCCATCCAGCATTGCTCTGCCGGCCATCTCCCGTATCTGTCGCAGTGTCGCGCCGCCTCGCACATCCAAAACATTTTCCATGTTGCCTCCTGTGGTTACAGTGCCGCCGAACACGGCGTGCGAGAGGGACGCCGCTGAAGCGGCGCCCCTCCACTAAGCGTTCGGCGTCATGCCAGAGAATCCAGCGTGTAATCGCCGAGGTTGACGACGATGTATCCGTCGTCGGTTTCGTGGATCACCGCCTCGCCATGCCAGCACAGGTGCGCAATGCAGTCGCGCATGTGGTCATCGGCCTGGCATTGCGGTATCGCAAACTCGTCGATTCCGCTGGTGGCCTCGCCTTCGCAGCGGATCAGTTCTTCCGCCGCCATACTGGCTATTCGGTGCGCCCGGTCGTCGGCCATCTTTTCGGCCAGTTCGTGGGCAATTTTTCGTTCTGCGTTCATGTTCAATCCTCCGCGCCGAACACGGCGTTCGAGAGGGACGCTCCGCCTACCGGCTCCGCGCCCCTCAACTCAGCGTTAGGCACCAATGCCGCCTGCCGTTCGCGCTCGACATTCACCGCCGTCTGCGCGATACCGAGCGGGTAGTAGGCCCATGCCACAATGCTGTCGCTGTACCAATCCAGCACTTCGCCGTCCTCATCTTTCAGGTTGAACTGGAAGTCGAGAAAATCGGTTTGGTCGCCGGCCATGTATTCGTCAAAGGCCGGTTCATCGTCGTATTCATCGCCCGGCCCTTGCTGCTGCACGTAGGCTGTCATCACCACCGTGTAGGGTTCAAACGTCCTGCCGCAATCCTCTGAGCGTGAGCCTGCCACCATCAGCAGCAGCTTCATGTCGAACGGCGGCGGGTTCACGCCAGGGTTAAACCAGCCGGTTTCGGTAGTTCCAATCAGTTGTGATGCCATGTCTTTCTCCTAGTGTTTGTTGCCTAACCCGGCAGTCAACCGGACGTGCCCGAAAAGCCGGGCACGCCGGTTACTTCTGCGTTATGCCGGAAACTGGTCCAGCGTAATGGTTAGCTGGCCGCTGCTGTGGTGCTCTTGCAAAGTCCCGGTCACGTCCAGGGTGAAGTTGTTTTCAATCACCACCTTTGTTTCGTCGGTGGCTCCGAGTTCTCGCCAGCGGCGGCAGCAAGCCTCCATGTCGGCGAGGGTGTTGATCGTTACCGTGTGCAGTGGGTGTGGCATAACAACCGGCTCCAGTGCGACCCGCAAAAGCGGGCTGGTTTCGTCTCAATTTCCGGCATCGTGCGCCGCTTTTGCGGGCGCCTGAGCCGGGGCGTTGGAGGGCTTGGCACCATAAGCGCCATGCCGTCCGCCTATAAAAATTACTTCGTTGCATTCACGCGCACTGCGCGTATTATCTGAATCGTCGATACACGACAACCGCGCCTCGGGAAACAGGGGCTGGAGATGAAAATGAGCAAGATCACCTGGTCCGCCAAGAACAACAGCAGCTTCCTCAACGGTTCCCGCCCCGCCAAGTCCGTCCGGGCCGCAGTCATTGCCGGCCGCGAATACGTCCGTGGCGAGTTGTACGGCGAAGGCACCCTCACGATCTACGAGGATGGACAGCCGATCCGCCAAGACGAGTGCTCCATCTTCACGGGCCACAAGTGGACCACCCGCACCGATTTCTGAAATGCCAAACCATCCAAACCGGGGGCCGAAAGGCCCCTCGTCAAATCCAATGCCGAAGGAAATCCGTGCCGCCAGAGAGGCAGCGGGCCTCTCGCAAACGGCGGCCGGCGCGCTGGTGCACACCACCTGCCGCACCTGGCAGCAGTGGGAGGCCGGAGACCGGCGAATGCACCCGGCGTTTTGGGAACTATTCCGCATCAAGGTCGGCATTTCCGCGTAGCCCTCCAACCAGCCCGTCGAGCGGACCGGCTGAAGCCGGCCCCTCACGGGCGGCGTTGTGCCCCTTACAGCGGTGCGCCAGCTCTACCAGCCAGCGCGCCAGCTCGGGGGGCGTGTGTTCCCGCTCTGCCTTCGTAATGTGCGGCCTGTAGTCGTGCCGCTTCCGGCTCTGCACTACATGGGTCGCCTCTCCTAGCCGCAATGGCATCTGCGGCACTTCTCGCGGCTCGGTGCCGCAAATGTAAAGCCAGGTCTTCTTCTCTGCCCGGTGGCCCCACCACATCTGCGCAATCGGCAGCGTCCAGCCGCCGTGCTCGTCGCGCTTTCCGGGCAGCGGCAGCCCCTGGTCGGCCCACAGCGTCGATCCTGCTGGGTGCTCCAAAACACCGCCCCACTTCCTCACCTGCTCAACTGCCCAGCGGGCCATGTCTTTCTCGTCGGGTCGCGGCCTCGCAAAAGTCCGCAGTCTTCCCCAAGCCCTGCACGGTGGGTGCGCCACAACTGGTGCGCCACCCGGCCAGCGCCGGGCATCGCGTTCCTCGTCCCACACATCGCAATCCAGCTCCTTATAGTTGCTGTCTGCTCTGGCAAATAACACGGCTACGGTCATCGGTCTTCTCAGTCTCCAGGGGCACAACATTTCATTCGAGCCGACCGCCGCAAGCGGCGTCGGCTCAATTCAAGCGTTAGATGCCTCCTGCTCGTACTGATCTCGCCAGCCGGGTTTCAGGTGCCCAAAATCTCGCGGCTCGGTCACGCTGGCCTCAATGCCACAAATACCGCATGTGCCTCCGTGCCAAGTTGCTATCCCGCAGCGCCTGCGGCCGTACTTCGCGCCGCACGATGAGCACACCCACGCTGGGTAGTAGTCGTGGTCTGCGCCGTCAAAAAGTCTGTCCATCGTTCCCATATCAATCTCCAGCATCTAACCCGGCGCTCGTTCGGACGGCCCTGACGGGCCGCCGCACAGCTCTGCGTTAGTCTCTCGGCTATCTGTTTGCCGACGCCGGCAAAGTGATCCCGCGCTGCTTCTTCGCCTCGACCACCTTCAACTCCGGCTTCTTCGCCATCGCAGCCACCAGCAGCCGGGCGAATGCCTCCGCTCCGGATAATGGAGGGGTATTGGTGGAGCGGGCTGTTACCTTGGGTTTCATGTGGGGACTAGAACGGGATGTCATCGTCCATGTCGTCGAATCCGTTGCCGCCTGACGCTGGCTGATGTGCCTGACGCTGCGTGGTCGGTCGCTGGTCGCTGCTGTTGTCGTTGCTTCCCTTGCCACCGAGCATCTGCATGCGGTCGCCACGGATCTCTGTGGCGTACTTCTCCACGCCTTCCTTGTCCGTATATTTCCGGGTGCGGATCGAGCCTTCAACGTAAACCTGCGATCCTTTTTTCAGGTATTCGCCGCAGACCTCCCCGAGACGGCCGAAGAATGAAACCCTATGCCATTCCGTGGCCTCGACCAGCTGGCCGGATTTGTCCTTGTATTTATCGGTGGTGGCCACGGCCAAATTGGCGACGGCCTCGCCGCTGGGCAGGTAGCGCATTTCTGGATCGCGGCCCAGGTTGCCGACGATGATTGCTTTGTTTACGGAGGCCATGGTTATGCTGCCTTTCGTTCGTTGTGGTGGATGTTGTTAAGCCGGTCTATGGTGTCCTGAACTTCGGCTAGGAACTCGATTGCTGCCTGCTCGACCGCATCAATTTCAGACTGCTTCGGTTCGAACCTGACCACGAACAACCTGTGTTCTTCCGGCATACGCGGATCGTATGAAACAAAGTCGCACCAAGCTCTCTCCGTGCAAGCCAGTTGCAGCAGCATTTGCGGGATGTATTTGGACGGCGGTTTCTGTCCTAGCAGGTAGTCGATGTGCGTTGCCGTATTGGGGCATTTGATCTCGACCAGCCCATCATCCAGAGGCATTCCATCCGGCGATGCGCCGCACCACTCAATGTACGGGTGGTCGATGAACGCGACCTGATCTACAAATTCCCCTGTGATGATCTCGTATTCAGCCCTGGCGATAGGCTCGTTTGAAGTCCCCCACGCCATCGCCGCATTGCTGAACGATTCCGCAGCCTGCCCGGTGAGCCGTTCTGCCACCAGTTGCGCCAGGTAGTTCTTGCGGCTGGCGCTCGGCCCGCTCTTAGTAGTTGCGAGAACGTCAGCCATGCGCGAGGCTGTCAATTTGCCGAGACGCTGCGCAAACCATGCCTCTGTGCCTTGTTCGATCATGCTGCCTCCTTCGCCAGTTCCGCCTTGCGGCGGTCCTTGGCCTTGATGATGAATTTGGATGCCTGCTTGTCCTTGGCCGCGTCAGCAGCCTTGAACGCGACAGCAAACGCTTTCTTTAAGGTGAGTTCGTCACCGGCCTCGCTGATAGCCTTCATGTGCTCTGCGAGGTCGTCATCGTCCAGTCCTTCCGGGTTGTATCGGCTTTCATCGTCCTCGCCGGTTTCCAGTGAAAACAGCTTGAGCAGGGCATACTTCATCGCGTAGGACAGCGCCTTGCCGGGTGCTTTGTCGGCGTTGTCCATCGCGTGAGCCTGGATGCGGATAACCAGCGAGTCGTTGCGGTCTTCGACGTTGCAGAAAGTGAAATCGTAGGTGGCCTCATACCTGAACTGTTTTGCCTTTACGCCTTCGGCGTTTACCTCAAACGGCTGCGCGTTGCTTTCCACCAGAGACGGCCACGACACGATGCCATGCGCGACCATATGCTCGCGCAGCAGAGCGGTAACGGCGTCATGGGTGACGGCCTTATAAGACCCACCGCCAGTGGACACAGACTTGTCCTTCTGGATGTAGCCGATGGCCTTGCGGACTTCATTGATGCGTTGCAGTAAATTAAGGTTCATGCGAATTCCCCCGGAAGATCGAGCCACGCGCTGCGCTCGGTCAAATCGTAATCGTCAGGTCGGTACTGGATCGGCGGCATGTTTCGTTTGAACGTCTCGGCCACGTCGGTTGGCGAGTGGTCACGGGCCGGGTCGCCGCTGCGAAGGATGCAGACCGGAAATGGCCGGTTATCAATGATTGCTTTCATGCTGCTATCTCCTTCGGCTCCATCGCCAGCATCCGGGAATATGCTTCCTGATAAATTGCTCGGTGCGTGACGACCATGATGTTGTTCGGGTCGCTGTATTCGATCGAATCGGCAACCTGTGCGGCAAGTCCGGCAAGCGTTTTCCAGCGCGGAATGGACGGGTTGGCAACGGCCTCGTTCCAGCGGTCTTCGATGATCGTGGTGAGATAGCTCATTTCAGCACTCCCAACAAAATCAGCATCAGCGCGCACAGGCCAACCACAATCCAGTCCATGCGGTTGCTGGTTTCGGCAAGCTGCCGGTATGCCTCGTTCAGCAGGTCGTTGCGGTCAAAAGCGCGGCGTTGTCTGATGTTCATGCGACCTCCTTGTGTTCAAGGCACAGCAAAGAGTTGATACGGTCATCTAGGAGCGCAATGCTGGCCCGGTGCTCTGCCTGCTTTTCCTTTAGGTCTTTAACAATGGCATCTACAGCATCGGCTTTGCCGGGTACGGCCACGTCAATGTCAACCTCATGCTCTTGCCGACCAAATCCACTGTCGCGCGTGTAGTTATGTGTGGTGACGAACAGCATCGGCTCGCTTAACGCGCCATCCAATGTGTCCCAATAGGTGTAAATCTTTGTGAGTTTCATCATTTCACCTCGCAGTTGACGAAGAGCCTCATCTGCTCTATTCCATGAGCTAACGCGATGCCTCCCAGCACATGCAAGTCCGTCCGCATCGTCTGGTTGTCGCTGAAATAGTTGAGAGCCTGAGAAGCGCCGTAGATCATCATGCTGACATCGCGCCAGGCGTCGTAGGTTCCGTCATTGATGGCCGTCTTCCATTCGTCACACAGCCATTGAATGCGCTGCTCGGCGATGGTCAGCAGGCTTTCTTCGGCGGCGTCTTCAGCCGGGAATCGGTCTTCGGCGCTGTCGGTCCAGCACGGCATTGGGTTCATTTCGCATCCTCCTGTTTGTTCGTCTGGCTCGAAGCCACTTGTGGCGCTGCCCGCTCGGGGTCAGTTACTTGTTTATTTAGCCGTAGCCGTAGCCGGAGCCGGAGCCGGAGCCGTAGCCGTAGCCGTCGCCGTAGCCGGAGCCGTAGCCGGAGCCGTAGCCGTCGCCGTAGCCGTCGCCGTCAAGTGTCAGATAAGCTTCCACTCGGATTGCTCCACATCAATCAGCGAAATAAGCGCACGGAATGGGGCGCGAACGGTTCCTACAGAATCAAGCTTGGTTCCTGACAGAGGGCCACCAACCAATTCACCCAACCCTTTCGACGTTCCCCACACGCGGATATTTTTGGCATTGCGCAGGATCAGCATGTCTGGATCGGTCATATCAACTTGCCCGATATAGACAAATCCACGATCCAACACGGCGATCTTGATTTCGCCTTCAGTAGACGAGTCCCGGCGCACGTACTCAACATCGTCAATCTTGATAACTTCAGGTTTGCTCACGGTCTTCCTTTCGTGTTTGGTTATGACGCTTTGAATTCAGTACTGCGCCAGGTAAGAGGGCTTGCCCCGCGGTCGCTCGGACTCGCTGCTTCGCCTGGCACGCTGCGATGTGTTGCTGCGATGGGTGAATAATATCAATACTAATGTTTATGTCAATACCTTTGTTATTATTTATTTCATGGGGCGAAAAAAAACCCGCCGAAGCGGGCCTAGTGCCGGGTAGCTCCCTACTTAGTGCTGGGTAGCTACCTACTTAATTACAGTGGCTACCTACTTAATGACAGTGGTATTGCCCGGTCTTGTGGTTGACGTGGCAATGGATGGCGCTGCCGCGTTGCGCGCGCCAATAACAAAGTTATTGACAGAAGGAATAGCAATGATATTATTCAGCACAGAACTTTCCTTTCTGGATTTTCAATGAAGCTAGAGCAGTACCTGAAGAACACCAGCCAGGACGCATTTGCACAGGCGATCGGTGTGTCGCAAGGCCTTGTGAGCCATTGGGTTACGGGTCGCACACGGATACCTGCGGAGCGTGTGCTCACGATTGAGGCCGCGACGGACGGCAAGGTGACGCGGCACGAACTGCGTCCTGACCTGTACCCGATTGAGAAGAAGGCCGCTTGATGCCATCACTTTCACCCGCCAGTGTTCCCAGCGGCCCGCTGGCGGGTTTTTTTATCCGCCTCGCACGTTCCGCGTCTGACCAGACGTGCAGGTATCGCTGCACCGGCACAAGCCCATCTTCGGCGATGGCAGCTCATCTGATAAGGAATGACATGGGCGGACGTGTTGAGAACCAACATTAACAAGGCGGCTGTGTGAACCCGCCTGACCTCAACTGCGGCGACTGCGTGCACGCGATGGACGGCGCGGACAACGTGCTGCGCTGCCGCATCCACAGCAATGCGCTGAAGTGCTCGCCGGCTGCGTATGCGGATTGCAAGCCGTTCGAGTTGGCGCGAGGCGTTGGTGCCGGGACATTTTGTTCTGTGTCGTGCATGACTGGAAGTAGATCAAAAACACGTATAAGCGACGGAAAGTTTGCCTCACATCTTGAGCTTGAGATGTATCTGATGATTAAGGACGCCGGCTTCCTTGGGGGCATGGAACGGGAGTTCAAATTTCATGCAACACGCAGATGGAGGTTCGATTTTGCGTGGCCTAGCGTGAAGCTGGCTGTCGAAGTACAGGGCGGAATATGGCTTGGTGGCAGGGGTGCCCATACATCGGCGAAGGGCCGTGAAAGGGATTGCGAAAAGAGTAACGAGGCCGCGCTTGATGGCTGGCGCGTGATTCAAGTTACATCAACGCACATTAAGAACGGCACGGCAATACAACTAATCGAAAGAGGGCTTGCATGAAAGCAATAAAGCTAAAAGACATCGCCATTGACGCTGCCACGCAACAGCGCGAGCGCATCAATAACGACATCGTTACGGAGTACGCGGAAGCCATCCGCTGCGGCGCGAAATTCCCGCCTGTCACGCTGTTTTTCGATGGCGTGCAGCATTGGCTTGCGGATGGGTATCACCGCTTCCACGCGCACAACGAGGCGGGCGGGATGCTCGACATTCTGGCTGACGTGCGCAACGGCACAAAGCGCGACGCGATTCTGTTTTCTGCCAGCGCAAACGGTACACACGGGATGCGCTTGAGCAATGCGGACAAGCGCAAGTCTGTGTTAGTGCTGCTGCTCGACAAGGAATGGACGCAATGGAGTAACCGGGACATCGCCAAGCATTGCCATGTTACCCATACGATGGTTAACAAGTTGCGCGAAGAGCTTGCTCCGAAGGTGGAAACGGTTTCCACCCCACCCGCCAAACCCAATAACGGCGCGGTGGTCGTTTCAGAATTGCACAAAAAAGAGGCAGACGAGGCCCCTGTCGCCGCCCTCGAGGACGAGTACACCGAAACCGACGAACTGCGCGACCAGGTGGCAGGATTGCAGGACATTCTGGCGGTGCGCGGCGCCCCCGAGGAAGAACGCGAAACGACCGAAAAACTTGTCGCCAGTATGCGGGAGCAGATCAATACCCTGACCGCCACGCTCAACGCCGTGACCGCATCGCGCGACGGGCTGATGCGCACCAATGCGCAATTGATGAAGCAGGTTGCGATGCAGCGCAAGGAAATCGACAAGCTGCGCAGCATGGGGGCAGTTGCGTGATTTCCCTTCGCCCGCATCAGGAAAAGACGCTTGAAAGGCTGCGCGAGGCGTTCCGCGCCGGCCATCGCGCCGTGTTGTTGTACGCGCCGACCGGGGCAGGCAAGACGGAAATGGCTATTTCCATGATGGATGCCACGGCACAGAAAGGCAACCGGGCCGCGATGGTGCTGGATCGCGTGTTGCTGTGCAACCAGACCAGCGAGCGCCTTGAAAAGTACCGCATCGACCACGGTGTTTTGCAGTCGGGTCACTGGCGCTATCGCCCGTCCGAAAAGATACAGGTTTGCAGCGCGCAAACACTTGAGGCGCGCGGTTCGTTCCCCGAATGCGATCTTGTGATCGTTGACGAATGCCACGCGCAGCGCAAGGAAACGACAACCTTTGCGCGCAACAGCAAGAGCCGCGTAGTCGGCCTGTCTGCCTCCCCATTCACTGCCGGGCTTGCCGGAACGTATACCGCTGTAGTGTCGGCAACCACGACGCGCGAACTGGTCGAACAGGGATGGCTTGCGCCGCTCAAGGTATTCGTGGCGCACGAAATCGACATGGAAGGCGCGTCCAAGGTTGCCGGCGAGTGGAGCCAGAAGGACGCGACCGAGCGCGGCATCAGGATTACCGGCGACATCGTTGCCGAATGGGTCAAGAAAACCCATGAGGTTTTCGGCGGGCCGCGCAAGACTATCGTGTTTGCGGCAGGGGTCGCGCACGGCGCAGACCTGGCGAACAAGTTTGCCGAGGCCGGCTACAACTTCGTCAGCATCAGCTACAACGACGACGACGAGTTCAAGCGCGATGTGGTCAAGGACTTCAGCCGACCCGATACGACGATTCACGGCCTGATTGCCACCGACATTCTGACCAAGGGTTTTGACGTGTCGGACGTGATGATCGGCGTTTCAGCCAGGCCGTTTAGCAAATCGTTTTCTAGCCATGTGCAGCAGATGGGCCGGGTGATGCGTTCTCACCCCGGCAAAGAGTTTGCGGTTTGGTTGTGCATGGCAAGGGGAAGCAATGTTTTAACGGATCGCGGATTGGTTCCTATTGAGAAAGTTAGTTTGTCTGATAAAATATGGGACGGAACTAACTTTGTTTCTCATAAAGGAGCTGTCTGCAATGGAATCCAAAAAACAATCACCTATCAAGGGCTCACAGCAACACCCGGCCACCTCGTCCACACGGCGCAAGGTTGGCGCACCTTTGGGGACTGCGCCCGTGAACAAATCGCCATTACACAGACCGGAATTGGTGGGAGTCCGGTACGGATCTGTGAAGATAATTTCGCCGGATGTTCTGTGGCTAGGGGCAAAGCAGCGCAGGTTCATTCACGTAATTTGCGAATGCGTGACGTGTGGCTATCGCTCCGTGATTTCATTGCAGAACTTGGAAACCGGGCGCACGAAAGGCTGTCGCGCTTGCAACCAGCCCGCACCGGAATATCCGAATTGGCTTTATGCGCGAGTGCAGGCAATGCGGGCACGTTGCAGAAACCCGAGGGATGCCAATTACCCGCGCTATGGGGCGCTTGGTGTGGAGTTCAAATTCGAGGGCGTCAAAGCCGGAACGCTTTGGATCATGCAGAACCTTGGCATTCCAGAAAACCCGGAAGCAATGCAACTGGATCGAATCAATCCAGTGGGGAATTACGAGCCGGGGAATATTCGCTGGCTTACGATTTCACACAACCAACTGAACAAGCGCGGCAATCAGGCTGTTGCTCGGATGCACAAATTCAGGCTGGAACATCCAGAGATAGCCTATTCGGACAGCACTCTAAAGCGGTTTTTCTGGACGGGGATGACGGACGAACAGGTTATGGAGAGGTGGAGCCTGCCTTCATCGAAACCGAAAGGGAAGTATGGGACATTCTCGACGCCGGACCCAACAATCGCTTCACTTGTGAGGGACTCCTAGTCCACAACTGCCATTCTGGCAACTACCTGCGGTTCCGTGCCGAATGGGACGAACTGTATGCGGGTGGCGTTTCCGAACTGATGGACGGCAAGGAGAAGCCGAAGAAAGAGCCGTCGCAGATCGAGAAGGAACGCGCCAAGTGCCCGAAGTGCGGTTCGCTGTGGCCCGGCAAGACCGACACCTGCCCGCATTGCGGCCATACGCGGGTGCGCATGAATGAGGTGATGGCGGTTCCTGGGCAGCTTGCGGAGATTGGCGGCACAGTCGAGAAGTTTGACAGCGCGACCAAGCAACGATGGTTCCATGAGTTGCTTGGGTATGCAAAGCAGAAAGGGTTTAAGCCGGGCTGGGCCTTCCATAAATACATGGAAAAGTTCGGCGTCCAGCCGAAGTGGAAGAAGGACGAAACGCCGCCAAGCCCCGAAGTATGCAACTGGGTGAAGTCTCGGCAGATCGCGTTTGCCAAGGCGAGGAAAGCCGCGTGAACTTCTCCGACTTCGCCGCCATTCACGGTCTTGATATTCGCCGGCTTGAACTGGGGAAAATCATCCGCTGTCCGACCAAGGATCATCCCCGATCGGACAACGGCGCTTTCTTCTACTCGGGTGATTGGGGCTGGTGCCAGAACTGGGCGGAAATGTCCGAGCCGGTCTACTGGACGGATGACACCATCACCCGCCCCGAAGACCTTGCCGCGCTGCGCGCCCGCATGGAAGCATCGCGCAAACAGCACGCGCAGGAACGTGCCAGGGATGCGCAGAACGCAGCGCAGAAGGCCAAGGCGATCATCAAGCAGGCGCGGATAGAGCAACACGCCTACCTCGATTCAAAAGGCTTCCGTGAGGCCGTTGGCTTGGTCTGGTATCCAGACGAAGATACAAACCTGCTTGTCATCCCGATGTATGTCGGGCGCGATGTTGTCGGGTGCCAGCTTATCAACCGCGATGGTGAAAAGAAGTTCCTGCGCGGCCAGAAAACCAACGGAGCCGAGTTTGTGCTTGGCAGTTACGGGGTTGAAATCTGGTGCGAGGGGTACGCCACCGCGCTATCCATTCACACCACGCTAAAGGCCATGAAAGTTCTGTGTCGGGTTCATGCCTGCTTCAGTGCCGGAAACCTTCAGCGCATGGCGAAAGCCGGCTACGTGGTAGCAGACAACGACGCTTCACAGACTGGCGAGAAGGCGGCACAAGCCACCGGGCTTCCTTATTGGATGCCTGAGCAAACAGGACAAGATTTTAACGACTTCCACGTTGACCGCGGCACGTTCTCGGCTGGCATGGAGTTGCGACAGTGGTTGCAGAAAGAAGCGTCAAGTCGAAGGAGCAACGGATCGAGCCTCGCCGTTGCATCAAGTACCGGCCAAAGGTAGCCAACGATGCAGCACAGGACACGATGGACGAGCAGAAACCACACCAGCGTCGTGACCTGTAACCGAACTGGGGTTAAGCGCATGAAACATCGGAAAAGTGGGCGGCGAAGCCAGCACCCATTGCGCGAAAGGCTGGCGGGTGTTGTGGCTCCGAAAAGGGAAACGACTGAAGGCGCACCTGGTTAGGCTGGGTGCGTCCACCAAACAGGGATTCATGTGGTTTAGGTTTTGAAGTAACTGTATCTACTAGGTGAATAGCGATGCTGAAAACGTTGGCAATGTTGAAGTGGCGAATCGAGTACACGGTATGGGGATGGGTTTATGACTGGAAGCAAAAACGTGATGGTGAATAAGCAATTCGTGGCCGACTTCGAGGCCGTCGCCACCCGCTACAAGCTGCGCGAGCTAGGCGAATACGAATTGGCAAAGGCAGCAGCGCGGCGCGATCTGGAGAACGCCGAAGTCTGTTTTGCGGCGATTGCAGGCCAAGCCGGCGCGCAGCAGGGGGTTTGAATGAGCCGCCAAAAGTTTCCAACCCGCCAGATCATGCTGCGCACCGTCCAGCAGCGCGGCATCGTCATGGCTTTGCTGCCGAATCTGCCGTTGGATGAAGCAAACCCGATTGAGGTCATCATCCGTGAGCCGGTCAAGGCGCGCGGTATGGATCAGAACGCCCTTATGTGGGTTGGCCCGCTTGCCGACATTGCCGCCCAGGCATGGGTTGATGGCCGGCAGTTCAGCGCCGATGTGTGGCATGAGCATTTCAAGCGCGAGTACCTGCCGGAAGAATTCGACCCGGAGCTGACCAAGGAAGGCTACCGGAAATGGGACTACACGCCAGCCGGTGAGCGGGTGCTGGTCGGAAGCACAACCCAGCTCACCAAGCGCGGCTTCAGCCAGTACCTTGAGCAGATCGAGGCGGACGGGGCTGGGATGGGGGTTCAGTTTGGGGCGCGGAGGATGGCGGCATGACCTTCCGCTCACGCCCCCTGCTGAACCTAGCTCACAAGCTGCACACCTGCCCACTGTGCGGCCAGTACAGCCCACACGGGCTTGAGCCTGCACATTCTGACTCGCAAAAGCACGGCAAGGGCATGGGCCATAAGGCCGCAGACCACTTCCACGCCGCCATCTGCCACGACTGCCACGAAACGCTGCCGAGGATGCCAAGGGCAGAACGTGAATTGACCTGGCAGCGTGCGCATGAAGCGACCATGACGGCTTATTGGATAAAAGGGTGGCTAAAAGTCGATGGCTGAAATCAGCTGCCTAGCCGTGATGCCTGGCCCAAAACCTCAACGTACTGGCAGCGTTTTATCACCCAAGGGGAGCTGAATGATTCCGTACATCAACGACAGGCTGAACCAATGGGCGCGCTGGGTGGCAACCGGACGCAAGGTGCGCGGGCTTGGCTACCCGAGCGTGGTGGCATTCGCCAGCACCATCAGCACCGGCCACGGCGACCCAGAGTTCGACGAGAACGCATGGGAGACAGACCAGGCATTCCGCGCGCTTCCCGTCGAGCTGCGCGATCTGGTCGCATTGTTCTACACGCGGGTTGAGACAGTGGAGAGCATCGCCCGCAAGCACGGCTGCTCACGCGACACCATCTACGTGCGCCTGCACACCGCACACCACCACATCATCGGAACGCTGAACGACATCGCTGCAGGAATTTTTCGCCAGCCTATTGACAATTCCGACAGAAGGTGCAAAAGTGCGTCAAACTGCGGATAGTTGCAAGCCCTCAATACATGCGTCGGAGGGCTTTTTTAATGCCTAGCGCAGCGCCAAGGCCATGCACCTACCCAGGATGCGGGGTACTGGTCCGCGACGGCACCAGCCGCTGCAGCAAACACAAGCACATCGAACAACGCCAGGCAGACCAGCAGCGCGGCACATCAAGCCAGCGCGGCTACGGTAGCCGATGGCAAAAGGCCCGCGAGGGATTCCTCAGAAAACACCCGTTCTGCGCTCACCATCAAGAGCGCGGCGAGATCGTGGTCGCCACAGTGGTCGACCACAAGATCCCGCACAAGGGCGACAAGGTGCTGTTCTGGGACACGACCAACTGGCAGCCGCTGTGCAAGCCCTGCCACGATGCAAAGACAGCCCGCGAAGACGGCGGCTTCGGTAGGTAGGGGGGGGCTCAAGACTCTAAAACCTCCCCGCTCTAGACCGTGCCCAAAGTAGTTTTTTCGTGTGCGGGAGTTTCAAGGGGGGGTATACCCCAGAGGTGATAGTAATGGGACAACGCGGACCGGCACCTTTGCCGGCGAATGTTCATCTGCTGCGCGGCAATCCATCGAAGAAATCGGCGTCCGAGTTGCATGGCGGTGTATCGCCTGAAGTCGAGATCCCAGGGGCGCCTCGTCATCTCAATGGTGAGGCGCTAAAGGAATGGAAACGCATTACACCTGAGCTGATGAAGCTCGGCCTGGTGTCGAAGATCGACCGGTCTGCTCTTTCCATGTACTGCACTGCATGGGGCCGCCACGCAGACGCCGAGAATAAGATTCGCGAGCTTGGCGACAAAGCGCTTGTCGACGAAACGCCAAACGGGTTCCAAGTGCAGGGGGTGTGGCTGAACATCAGCAACAAGGCTATGGAGCAGTGCCACAAGTTCCTGGCCGACTTCGGCATGTCGCCGTCCGCCCGTTCGCGCGTAACACCTGGCGACCTGAATGGAGACCTGTTTCGTGGTACTGAGCATGAAAAGCCGAGCATCGGCAATCTGATGAAGTAATCCATGTCCTACACCGAACGCGCTGTGCGCTACGCGCAGCGCGTGATCGCGGGCGAGGTTGTCGCCTGCAAGCTCACGCGCCTGGCCTGTGAGCGATTCCTGAAGGATCTGGCCCGCACCGATTGGAACTGGCGCTTCGATGAGGCGCTGGCCACGCGGGCGTGCACGTTCATCGAGCACCTGCCGCACATCAAGGGGCAGTGGGCGCGGCAGCGGTTGAAGATCACGCTCGAGGATTGGCAGGTCTTCATCGTCTGCAACCTGTTCGGCTGGGTCGATCGCGACACCGGGCTGCGGCGCTTCATCACCTGTTACCTCGAGGTGGCGCGCAAGAACGCCAAGTCGACGCTCGCCGCCGGAATCGCGCTCTACATGCTGGCCGCCGACGGCGAGCCTGGCGCCGAGGTCTACAGCGCTGCCACCACCGGCGACCAGGCGCGCATCGTGTTCGACGTGGCGCGGCAGATGGTGCTGCGCGAGGCGGACTTCATCCGCGGCGGCATCGATCCGCAGCGGCACGGGCTCTACATGCCCGAGGACGCGCGCAAGTTCGAGCCGCTGAACGCGGAAGGATCAACGCTCGACGGCCTGAACCCACACTGCACCATCATCGACGAGCTGCACGCCCACAAGCGGCGCGACGTATACGACGTGCTCGACACCGCCCGCGGCGCGCGCGACCAGAGCCTGCTGGCCAGCATCACCACCGCCGGAAGCGACCGCGCCGGCATCTGTTACGAGCAGCGCACCTACGTGGTCAAGGTGCTGGAAGGCGTGTTCGACGACGAGCGCTACTTCGGCGTGATCTACACGCTTGATGACGATGATGACTGGGTGGATCCGGCCGTGTGGCCCAAGGCCAACCCGAACTACGGCGTCTCGGTGCTGGAAGAGGATTTCGAGCGCAGCGCGCGCGAGGCGATGAACAAGCCCAGCGCGCAGAACAACTTTTTGACCAAGCGCCTCAACGTCTGGGTCAACGCCGACAGCGCCTGGATGGACATGCGCGCCTGGGACCGCTGCCACAACCCGGCGCTCAATCTGGACGATTTCGAAGGCCAGGACTGCATCGCCGCCTTCGACCTCGCATCCAAGGTCGACATCGCCGCCCGCGTGCTGCTTTTCAAGCGCGGCAAAAAATACGCCGCCTTCGGCCGGTACTACCTGCCCGAGCAGGCCGTCGACGATGGCCGCAACAGCCAGTACAGCGGCTGGTCGCGGCTGGGCCGGCTCACCGTCACCGACGGCAACGTGGTCGACTACGACCGCATCGAGACAGACCTGAAGGAAGACGCCGGCCGCTTCCGCCTGACCGAGGTGCCATACGACCCGTTCCAGGCCATGCAGTTCAGCCAGCGCATGCTGGCCGAGGGCATGCCCATGGTCGAGATGCGCGCCACCGTGCTCAACTTTTCCGAGCCGATGAAGGAATTGGAAAAGCTGGTGCTCGAAGGCAACTTCGAACACGACGGCGACCCGGTGCTGACCTGGATGGTCAGCAACGTCGTATGCCACCGCGACGCCAAGGACAACATCTACCCGCGCAAAGAGCGCGAAGAAAACAAGATCGACGGCGTCGTCGCGCTGATCATGGCGCTGGGGCGTGCAATGGCCGACAAGCAAAAGGAACAGGAACCCGCAGTCATATTCCTCTGAGCCGATGAAAAACACCTGGGAAGAAATCCAATCACGCGCCAAGCAGCCCGGCAGCGTCATCCTCAATCGATGGGTGGCCGAGCGCCAGGCTGCGCGCGGCGTGCGTGCCGAGAGTTACACGGCATCGCCCGACGTGACCCGCGGCACCGAGCTTTTCCAGTGGCTGTCCGGCGGCATGTCTGCGGCCGGCGTCACCGTCACCGAACAGAGCGCGATGCGGGTGTCTGCTGTCTATGCCTGCGTCAACCTCATCGGCGGCGCGCTCGCCAGCCTGCCGCTACCGGTGTACGAGCGCACACAGGACGGCCGCGCCCGCGCCGATCACCCGTACTGGTGGCTGCTCAACGAACAGCCCGCACCCGCCATGTCGGCCGCGGTGTTCTGGGAATACATGGCCGCCAGCCTGCTGCTGAATGGCGATGCGTTCGCGCGCATCGTGCGGGCCTCCCGCAAATCCGCCCCGGCCGAAGGCCTCGAACCCTACCCAAAGTCGCGCGTCACGGTCCACAAAGACCCGGCCGATGGCCGGCTGTTCTATGAGCTGTGGAACGAAGACCGCAGCAAGGCCGAGATCGTCGAGCAGGACGATATGCTGCACGTCCCCGGCGCCGGCTTCGACGGAAAGACTGGCATGAGCCAGATTTGCCACGCGCTGCGGAACAGCGCTGGCATCGCCCTCGCCGCCGACGAATACTCGGCCACCTTCTTCAAAAACGGCGCCCGTCCCGACTTCGCCATCGAGGTCGCCGGCGGCGTCAACGCCGAGCAGCAGGACATGATCCGCAACAGCTGGGCGGAAAAGCACAGCGGCGTCGGCAAATCGCACCTGCCGGCCCTGCTGGTCGGTGGTGCCAAGGTCCACGAACTGACCATGAACGCCGAGGACGCGCAGCTCATCGACACCCGCCGCTTCCAGGTCGAGGACATTGCCCGCATCTTCGGCGTCCCGCCGTGGATGATCGGCCACACCCAGGCCACCACCAGCTGGGGAAGCGGCATCGAGCAGATGGGCATCGGCTTCGTCAAATACACCCTGCAGCGCCACCTCGTCAAATTCGAGCAGGAATTGAACCGCAAACTGTGGCCGACCCGTTCGCGCTACTTCGTCGAATTCAACACCTCCGGGCTCGAGCGCGGCGACTACAAAAGCCGAAACGAAGGCTACCGCATCGCCCTTGGCCGCGCGGGCGAGCCTGGCTGGCTCACCGTCAACGAAGTTCGACGCATCGAAAACCTGCCGCCCGTAGACGGCGGCGACACCCTCCCGAAAGGAAACGCAGATGAAGCACCTGCTCAAACTGCTGGCTGACAACCGCGGGCGCGGCTTCGTTCGCGCCGAAAAAGGCGCCGACGAGGCCACCGTCTATCTCTACGACGCCATCGTTTCTGATGACTACTTCGGCGGCGTGTCCGCCATCGGCATCATCAAGGAACTGCTCGCCATCGACGCGCCGGTGATTCACCTGCGCATCAATTCACCCGGCGGCGACGTGTTCGCTGCCCGCGCGATCGAGCAGGCCATCCGCGAGCATCCTTCTCAGGTCATCGCCCACATCGACGGCTATGCCGCCAGCGCGGCCAGCTACATCGCGCTCGCGGCCGACGAGGTGCACATCGCGCAGGGCGGCTTTTTCATGATCCACAAGGCGTGGACCGTCGCATGGGGCAACGCAGACGAGCTGATAGACGCCGCCGCGCTGCTCGAGAAGATCGACGAATCGCTGGTCAAGACCTACGCCGACCGCACCGGGCAGGACGCCGAGCAGATCCGCGACTGGATGCGTGCCGAAACCTGGTTCGACGCCGACGAAGCCGTGCAGCATGGGTTCGCCGACAAAATCGCCGATTCCTCGCCCAAGGCAAAAACCGAGTGGAACCTGGCCGCCTACGCCAACGCCCCGCGCCAGACCAGTGCCCCCGAGCCTGAACCCAAGCCGATCCAAGACGAGCAGAAGCAAACGGCCAACACCGATCACCTCAAGCGCCGGCTTGCGGTGGTCAGCGCATCCGCCTGACGCGTTCCCGCGCCAAGCAAACCAGCCGCCTTCGGGCGGTTTTTTTTCGCTCTCAACACAGGAGATCACCATGAAGAGCATTCAAAACCTGCGGGAACGCCGCTCCACCCGCGCCAAAGAACTGCACGACCTGCTTAACGCCAACCCCGGCGACAAGTGGAGTGCCGCCCACCAGGAAAGCTACGACGCCGGCATGGCCGAAATCGCCGCCATCGACGGCGAGATCGACCGCAATCAGGCGCTGATGGACCGCATGGCCGACGACGCCATGCGCGAGAACGTCGCCGGTTTGGCGGACCGTCACGCACACGACAAAAAATCTCCGACATCTACCCTGTTTGCAAAATGGGTGCGCGGTGGAGACAACGCGCTCACGGCAGAAGAGTGGGCCGGTATCCGCAACACGATGTCGACCACGACAGGCTCCGAGGGTGGCTACACCGTCCAGAGCGATGTTGCCTCCACCCTGATCGAAATGCTCAAGGAATACGGTGGCATGCGCAGCGTGGCCGAAGTGTTCTCGACTGAGATGGGCAACCCGCTGTCGTTCCCGACATCGGACGGCACCAGCGAAACCGGCGAGCTGATCGCAGAGAACACCACGGCCACCGCAGCCGATGCCACCTTCGGCACCGTCGCTGTCAACGCCTACAAGTTCTCGTCGAAGATCGTCGCCGTCCCGTTTGAGCTGATCCAGGACGCCAGCGTCGACGTGGAAGCCTTCGTCGGCCGCCGCCTGATGAAGCGCCTGGGCCGCATCGAGAACACCTACTTCACCACCGGCACCGGCACTTCGCAGCCGCGTGGCGTCGTCACCGGCGCGGCATCCGGCAAGGTCGGCACTACCGGCCAGACCGTCACCGTCATCTATGACGATCTGATCGACCTGGTGCATTCCGTAGACCCTGCCTACCGCGCATCCGGTCGGTGCCGTTTCATGATGAACGACTCCAGCCTCAAGATCGTGCGCAAGCTGAAGGACAGCCAGAACCGCCCGCTGTTCATCCCAGGCTATGAGCTGAACGGCAACATGCCCGACACCCTGCTTGGCTACGAAGTCACGGTCAACCAGGACGTGGCGGCGATGGCGGCCAACGCCAAGTCGATCCTGTTCGGCGATTTTTACGCCTACAAGATCCGCGACGTGATGCAGGCCACCATGTTCCGCTTCACGGATTCCGCCTACGCCAAGCTCGGCCAGATCGGCTTCCTGATGTGGGCGCGCTCCGGAGGCAACCTGGTGGATACCACAGCCGTCAAGTACTACGCCAACTCCGCGACCTAAACGTCGCACTACGGGCCGGGCGCAGCAATGCGCCCGGTTTGTCCCAATGAAGGGAAGAATTCTCATCGATGTCCCGCAAACCGGACACACGTGCGGCGAGTACGTGGACATCGACAAAAACACGGCCAACGCGTTGATCCACATGCGCCGTGGCCGGAAGCCACTGAACCGCAACCCGCAGCCCTGCGCAAGCGCCGTGGCAAACCATCGCCACAGGCCGTGCCCATGCCGTCCTCAAAGGCACCGCCTCGCCCGCCGCGATCAGTGGCGCATTGCAATCAAATGGACCACCCCTGAAGGAGCCTGACATGGCAATCGCATCAACAGACATCGACTACAAACACTCAGGCGGCGCGACCAACAGCGACCCGGCGCTCTCGCTCGGCGGGATCATTTCCGCCAACGACGTCACGGTCAACACGCTGTTCGATGATGTTTCCTCGGCGGAAGCATCGGCAGGTGATACCGAGTACCGCTGTATCTATGTCAAGAACAGCCACGCCACGCTGACCCTGCTATCGGCCAAAGTCTTCATCCAGGCCAACACTGCCGGCGCCCGCATCGCAATCGCACTTGGCGGCGAGGGCAAGAACGGCACGGCAGAGGCCGTCGCCAACGAGAACACCGCGCCGGTCGGCGAAGTGTTCAGCCAGCCGGTTGACTACGCAGGCGGCCTGAGTCTTGGCGACCTGGCACCCGGCGAGACATTCCCGGTTTGGGTGCGCCGCACCATCCCGGCAGCAGCCGGCGCGGCCACGGACACCTTCACGCTGCGAGTCCAGGGAGAAACCAACCCCTGATGAATAATTTCGGAGCGTACATTCACGCCAGACCTGACGGCGAAGCCTTTTATGTTGGCAAAGGAAAGCCTAGGCGTGCCCAGTCTTTATGTGCTCGCAACCAGCACCACGGACGTATTGTTGCCAAATACGGTAGAGATAACATCATTGTGGACTTCGTGCCTTGCGAGTCTGAATCCGCAGCTTTCGCGCTTGAGATTGAGTGGATCAGGACACTTCGATTGTTTGGCGTGAAACTTACGAATATGACCGACGGTGGAGAAGGCGCGTCTGGATGTTTTCCCACAGAAGAAACGCGTGCAAAACTGAGTGCTGCAAGTAAGGGGCACAAACGCAGGCTGGGAAGCAAGCAAAGTGAAGCTGCAAGGGCGAAAAATGCTGCTGCACAAATGGGAAATCTGCACCTGCTTGGTCACAAACATAGTGAAGAGACTAAAGCAAAAATAGGCGCCTCTAACATAGGCCGTAAGCATAGCGAAGAGTCCAAAGCAAAAAGGTCTGCTGCACTGAAGGGCAAAAAATTATCTGCCGAACATTGCGCAAAATTAAGCCTCGCCCAATGTGACAGGTGGGCGAAACGCAAACTCGTTAGCGAAACGAACCCGTAAGGAGGGGAACCGTGGCCGAAATCCTTATCCTCAACCGTGATGCCACGACCGAGCAGCGCAGCTACAAGCGCGGCGACATCGTGGTGGTGATGGATGACGGCCACCAGTGGGGCAATTCCGAAGGGCTGCCGGATTTTGTCCGGGCCTCCCTGCCAGGTATACCTGCGGCCTCGATCGGCAGCAGCCTGATTCTGCCGCACGAAACCGCAGCCGCCGAACTGGCGCCCAGCGCGGTGCGAGCGGTGCCGCGCCTGTACGCAGGCTATTGCCGCGAGCATCCGCCGGAGCGCATCACCCGCCGCCGCTACCGCGTGCCGGCCACGTTGCTTGACGCCGCCGTAGAGGGCGCAATCACGCTCGCAATTACTGACCTGGAGGACAAAAAACATGCCGCTTAATCTCGACAACACCATCCCGCTCAATGCCGTGATCGACGCCATCGAAATTGACTCTTTCGCCTGCGACCTCGACCGCACCGAGATGATCGTGGGCTACACCAAGCTTTCCGGCGGCGCGCCGGTTGGTCAGGCTGTGCATATCATCAGCGGGCTGGACTTCAATGTCGCCATCGTCCGTGCCGACGCTATCGCCAACGCCATGCCGCAGGGCGCGGTGAGCGTGTACGCAGCGATCAAAAACGCCCTGTACGAGCACCTGATCGCAGTCACCGGCATGACCGGCACGGTTGCCTAAATGCCAACCACTGTAGTCAAAACCATCCGCGCCAGCGGTGGCGACTACACCACGCTGACGGCGTGGGAGGCGGCCAACCAGGGCAACTTGGTCACCGCCGACGAAATCCGTGTCGCCGAGTGCTACGACGATTGGGCTACCGGCCTGGACGACAAGCTCGTCATCGACGGCTCGACCACTGACGCGACGCGGTATCTGATGATCACCGTGGCGGCTGGACATCGCCATAGTGGCGTGCCGCGCTCGGGCTTCTACGTCAAGCGCGCTGTTGGGTATGACGCGTTGTTGCGGGACAGCGACCTATACACCAGGCTGGAATGGCTCGACCTTGAGAACACCAACAGCAACGGCAATGCGCTATATGCCAATGCCGGGTCGGGCGTTTATGGCAACCTGATCGCAAAAACGGCGGGCACCTCGCAGTACGTGGTCGGCCTCTACGGCCAAAACATAACGATACACGGCGCGCTGTTCTACGGCGGCGGCAGCGGCGTCCAGCTCAACTCGACCATCGCCGCCAACATCTACAACTCGGTGGCGACTGGATGCGTCAATGGTTTTAACCCCGGCAGCAGCACGCTAGCTGTCCTCAAAAACTGCGTCGCCTACAACAACACGACCAACTACAGCGGCACGTTCAGCGCGTCCTCCACAAACAACGCCACCAGCAGCGCGAGCGACGATGCGCCCGGCCCCGGCAGCGTGGTCGGCATCACATCGGCGGATTTCGTCAATGCAGCCAGCAACGATTTTCACCTCGCGGCAGGCTCCGCGCTGATCGGGGCGGGCGTCAACCTGTACGCGGATTTCCAGGCCGATGTTGATGGCGACGCATGGCCGAGTTCCGGCGCGTGGGATATTGGGTTTGATTATTATGTTTCGGCAGGCGGCACCAGCACGGTAACAAGCGACCTAGCCGACAGTTACGCGCTGCGCTCCGACGTATCAGGCGACCTCGCCGATTCGTACCTTCTACGTGCTGACATCGCATCCGATCTGGCCGACAGCTACAACCTGCGCGCCGACGTATCGGGCGACCTCGGCGACAGCTACCTGCTCAGGGCGGGCGCTTCCGCCGACCTCGGCGATTCCTACGACCTGCGCGGCGACGTCAGCAACGACCTCGGCGATTCCTACCTGCTGCGCAACACCACCGCCAGCGACCTCGCCGACAGCTACGCGGTCGACAACGCCTCCAGCGTGGCGAGCGAGCTTGCCGACAGCTATCTGGTGCGCGCCGGCGTGGCCGGCGATCTGGCGGATGCCTACGCGCTGCGCGCTGGCGTCGTTAGCGACCTGGGCGACGCCTATGTCATCGACAGCGCCTCCGGCGTGGGCAGCAGCCTCGCCGACAGCTATGACATCCGCGCGGCGGTCGTGGGCGATCTGCCCGACAGCTACGCGGTGCGCGCCAACGTCAGCGGCGACCTGTCCGAAGAGTATTACCTGCTCACCAGTGTCGACAACAACCTCGCGGATAGATACCTGCTGCGGAACTATGTTGCCGGCGACTTGGGCGATTCTTATCTGTTGGATGGCGTAGCCGCTGCTGTGCTCTCCGCTCCGCGCACCACCTACAGCAACACTCAAACTGCAACCCGCCGCAACGCACAAACCGCACGGAGACCGCGCGCATGACCACACGCCTCATCAGCACCGGCACCGAGCCCGTGACCGCAGCCGAAGTCAAGACTTTGATCGCGCTCGACGGCACCGACCACGATGCGCGCATCGCGCTGCTGATCCCGGCGCTGCGCCAGCAGGCCGAGCAGATCACGGGGCGCAGCTTCGCCGTCAACACCTGGCAGGCCAAGCTCGACGACTTCCCCGACGAGATACGGCTGCTGTGGCCACCGCTTGTCAGCGTCACCTCGATCACCTACGTCGACATCAACGGCGAAACGCAGACGCTCGACTCGGCCGACTACTCGGTCGACAGCCACAGCGAGCCCGCCTGGGTGCTGCCAGCCGCCGGTACCGACTGGCCCAGCACCTACGATAGCGCCAACGCCGTCACCGTCAACTACACGGCAGGCGAGGGCGCCAGCACGGCGGATGAAGTCAAGCTCTGGATCGCTGCCCGCATCCGTGCCGAGATCGATGGGGTGGAAACTCCTGCATATCTGGATGGGTTACTTGACCGCCTGAAAGTCTATTGATGGCCTGCAAATACCAAACACCGACGTTCAACCGGCGTGTCGACGTGCAGTCGCCCGCCGGCAGCCGCGACGCCTACGGCGAGCGCACCACCACCTGGACCACCGTCGCCCCC